GACGGGCTTCGCAATACCGAGATCTACTTCGCTACTCCAAGTTGTTATATCAGAACTAGCTGCGCTTTTGAGGAATAAGTTGGCTTCGCCATCTTTAGAGTATGTGACAACCCAAGTATTCTTTGTGTATGCAATTCCAACTATTTTATCTACGTCAGCACCCAGCGGGGTTGAGGACGCGAAGGTAGAACCATCGTTCGTGCTAATATGGAATCTATCCTCTTGCGCGAATGCAAAGTGACCGCTGCCATTGCCAGCAATAGAGAGTATTGGTGAGCTATTGTATCCAGACCCCAGGTCGCTGTTGGACTTTTTAGTCCAGTTGGCAGCGCCATTGGTGCTGATAAACACATTTCCGCTAGAAGAGCAAACAAACCAAACGCCCGATGTAGAACTAGAAGAGTCATCACCCCAGCATACAGCGCGAAGTCTTCCGCCCGAAGAAATATTAAGGTTTTTACTGGTCCAGAAACTGTCAGTCGCTATGTCTGCTTCCGTACGGAAAACAATATCTGCGGAGGTAGACGACTGACCGATTAAGAACAAACCGTTCCCACTCCCGTCTTTGCCATAAGCACCAGCAAACGCAGTCGCATTGCCTGATTGTCTCTTGTATGTGGCCCAAGAAGTTCGATCACTGTTAGCCGCACCACCGATGCGGCCCGTTCCATGCTCGAAACTCACCACCCAGCGAGCAGCAGGGGTTGGGGAACTGTTGGCCGTGGTGGGACCACCCGGCATTCTAAATTTATAAGCCATTTTAAATCTCCTTTTAGGCGTTTAATTAATTAGTTGCTTGTGACTCTAAGTCATCTGAATTTTTGATTACGGAACCATCCGGTTTAAATAAGAACTGTTCGCCGTCCTCAAAAGTAATAATTGTATTATTTGTGGGGTGGGAACTTACATGAATCTTTACAAAGTCATCGAAAGCATCAAAAAATGCAATGCTTCCGCGCGGTGCCGGTGTCAACCAGTGTATCACAGTATGGCCTGTGGCGAATGTGGCGCCTTCAATGACAACACCCTCACCAGAAATGCCGGTCTCGTCACTTTGCCGGCATACAGTGAAGGCTCTTATACCTTCTGGTGCTCGATTGCTTGGTTTCTTCGGTCGAAGACTGTCGGCGTCAGTAGAAGTCTCTTTGGGTTCTTCTTCTGTGTTGGGCTCTTCAATCACTTTCTTTTTCCTCATGGGCTTTTTCTTTCGTTGTCGGCTCTTCAGTGCTGATTCTTTCATTAATCATAGCCCTGAATATACGAATACTTGTTTGTATCTCACCAACCTTGCTGTCTAAACTCTCAAGAGTATTCATCATATTGGTGTAGAAGCATGGTGTTTTATTTTCTGACATTTCGTTTTTCCTTATTTTGCTAGGGCCGACCAGTCGACTTTATAAATAGGCACTACAAGCATAACATTTTCTAAAATCGCGAAGCCGTATTCTGTACGACCGACATCGATGGCCATAATGTAGCCTATTAGTTTGCCTTTTGTATCAAAAACTCCAGATCCAGAAGAGCCAGACCAAGCGTAAGAATGGACGTAGATGTATCCTTGAGGATCAAATCCCATAACAGAACCACCGATAGTTAGTGGTCCAATTGAATTTGGGTATCCTGTATACATCACCTTATTCATTAATGAAAAAGAAGATTTCCACTGTGTTCCACCATAAGTGAAATGATGAGGAAATTTTATTGGTGTTCTGGAACCGATCTTTTCTATTTGCAAAATTGCATAGTCGGTCTTTTTATCTATCTTTTTCACTTCTAAACAATCAAACAGATCACCGTCAGCTTCAATTTGAATTGTTTCGCAACCACCCATCAAGCCATGGCTTGTCGTTAATACATAATACTGTGAGCGATAACTGAAGTAAGTCGCGCTAGACGTAGACATCAGGCCGCGCACCACATCCAGAGACATGATTCTCACAGAGCTGCTTCTGGATCTTTTAATGGCGTTCTTGTGAGTAGCAGGATATAGTTTGGAAACCTCTTTATTTACCACAAGGGCCCTATCATGGGGCTTATTGTTGGAAATTGCTTGACCGTAAAAAACCAAAAAAGTTAAAAACGATATAGCCGCGGTGCAACTTACAAGTTTTAAAATGTTCTTGAGTGTTTTATTCATATATTCATACTTGTAGTTGGTAGCTGAAGAAGACGGGCACCTCTTGTTGGCCGGCTTTCTTGGCAAACCATATAATATCTTCACCACCTGTAATTTTTATACGATTATTCTTACCAATTGCAACATACACTGGGGCCCCGGGGCCGTTTTGGATAAAATTCTGATACATCCCATCAAACGCATCTTTTGGTGCTCTGAAGTATTTATTGCTTATGTATGGGATCAACTCTTCAACTGGCATCATGACGTGATACTGCATATTATGTACGTTCATTGGTCTGTCATAATCCATCACACTGGTGTTTACCCAGTCGCCCAGGATTTGCTGCATCATCTTTCTTTCGGACGGCATGCGAGGGCCCTGGTGTTGTCGAGCAAAACCCAGACCTCCAACGAGACCACCAAAATTCGAGACTGTGCCGGCGTATTCTTTTAATGTTCTTGGCTTGCTTTCCTGGGTGAGTCTCTTGCCGCGGAGTGAAACTTGTTCGATTGCGGATGTACGAAGAATTTTCAAGCCTTCTATTCTCATTAAGCCTGGAATAAGGATTCTATCGCGGTATGGGACACGACCTTGGGTTCCCAGCAATTCAAATTTAATATTGTATGTCCCTATCTGCGAGGTGCCGATCTTTTGAATCTCTCCAATGGTTCGGACGGTTGTCACTCCCTCGATGCCACGAATTTCTGTTTCTGTCTGCTGCAGTGTGCCACCCAGATTGTTTTGTAGAGAGACATCTATGCTGATGTTGTATAATCTTAAATCATAGTTGGGATCTTTTTCCTGTAACAATCCTTCTATTCTATTGATTTGTTCTTCAATACTCTCTTGAGCTTCAGTGCGTGCAGACCTTGTAATACCGGGGGCTCCCATTCTCACAAGTTGAGACTGTATGTTTGAATCAAAGTCCGTTGGTTTACCAGCGTCATCGCCATCGACTTCAATCTGAAGGCGAGCGCCCATAAGTCTTCCCCCCACCATGGGGCGCAAATATTGGTAGTAAGCGACATACTTGGCAACCTCATCCATCGAAGCGAGGTTCTGGTTGAACCAACGAGCAGTCATCATCATCTTGGCCGCATCTACATTCTCAGGTCTGTCATCTGCCTGACTGGCATACTGACTGTCAAGCCTTTGAATCATAGACTGAGGCATTTGACCTGAAACCACTCCTTCTCTTACACGTTCGGCTTCCATCACCGTAGAGGACAGGGCGTCATTGATGGTTTGTAGCGCTGCTTGGTTCACCATCTGTGGGTTTTCGTCGAAGAAATCTAATATATCTTGGACGACTCGTAGCTCTTCACTTGATGTGTTGGAGTTCATTCGAAGCTCGTAAATCCAATCGATTGGCTGCTTCGGATAACTACCACCTTGTGCCACTTCGGATCTGCTGCCTTGGATAATAAAGTGAGAGTCTTTAGCTAAGACCAGTGCGGGCGCTTGAGTGTCGTATCCAGCACCGAAGTCCATCTTCTGCTGTTTCGGATCTTCTTGGGTAGCTCTGAAAAGCTTCTCTAGGTTTCTCGCCATGTTGCGATTTAGATCTGGGTTCTCCAACCTAGGTGGGCGACCCTCCAAGGGTGCAGCGAATACTTGCGAGTATGTTCGACTGACAAGAGAAGCAGAGGAGATCCCATACATTTTCACAACCATTGGAATTTCGGCACCGTCGTTTATAACGTTGTTGCCGCCGGCGGCCGCCCATGAGAATGAAAGCGTGGATGACTCTTGGAAGGCATTCCAATGGTTGAATTCTTTGTCAGCCAATGAGGTGCGAACCTTGTCGTAGGCGCCCTTGATGGCATAGCCCTCATTAACCAAATTAGCTCTGATTTCTTCGATAATCTCTGCGGATTTTTCTTCTAAGCTGCTGTAAAGATCTCTGGCTATGTCGTTCACTTCATCGAAAGCGACATCTTCCGCCGTCTCACCACCGCGTGGTTCGGCGGTCACAACCTCAGTAGATCTAATTGTAATACGTAAGTGTGCTGTCTTTCTTTCGGAGCCGGCGGGAACGTTATCGGGCTGAACGCCCATAAGCATCACAACTTCATACTCGCTCTCAGCGTCACCGGTCATTTCATACCCCCATTCGTCTAAGCCAATCTCAGATTCAAAGTCTGCAGCTAGCGATGAATATGAATTTTCAGGGATTCCCTCGTAGTTATCGTCTGCCTCATCTGAGTCGCCACCAACTGATGGGTATAATAAGTCGTTCGATCGAACAACGTCGGGCCAACCTAAATTGATTTCAGCAGAGAATTCGGTGGTAACGTAAATTGATGCTGAGCGCCCATCACCGCCGAAATCTGCCGGATCTTGGACTTCTGCTTTAATTGAAGTATAATCACCATCGTAGTCGTTGACAACCCTGTCAACGACTTCTTGTAGTGTGTCTACATTCAGCATTCCTTCGAAATTAACATCAGGGTTTTTCGCTTGGAGGGCTTCGTTCATATCTTCAAAGCCTTGGAGATCATTGGAGTGTTCGCCGGTTTCAAGAACCTCTGATATCTTCTCTTCCTGAATAAACCAATTAATGTAAGTCCATAAATCAGAATCGGGCGCGTCGTTGTTGCGGCCCTTAATTTGGTAAAGAGTATCCATCGTCCAAGTCATCGTAACATAAGAAGATGATGCTTTGCGTTTGTCCTGACGACGGCGCAGCGATACAAGGCTGCCGCGAGAATCAGCTCCACAGTGTCCCATTCGCTCCGCTTCAATAGGACAGTTAGAGGTGCGGAGGTCATACCAGTAAAAGCCATCGTCGAATTGATGCATAATCTGATCGGGATTTTCTTTGCTTTCTAAATCTTCCAGGGCGATGCCAAGAGCCTTGTCGATGCTACTTTCGCCCTTAATCATTTCGTAGTTGGTGGGTTCATCGTTAAGCCACGCAAACAATTGATCGAATCTACGCCACCACATCCTAAAGCTGCGACTTATGGTGGAGTCAAGTTCTTCTTTTACGCCCTCGACCGTTTCGGATGGGACACCAGCCTTGCTTAAGCCCTTGAGAGCCTTCATGAATGTCTTGCGCCAAGTGCCTTCTGGTTTAGCGAATGCATTGGATACGTTTTGAACGACAAAAGCGATTCGCTCATTTTGTTTTATTTGTTCGTCATCATACGGGGCGCGCTGCTTGCTCGGATCATTAATATCATATGGTGGGACAGTTCTAGCAACTATCTTATTGTCTTGTGTCCTTGCAAGCTTGCTTGCAAAAGCCTGAGACATGAACGTATTCCAATACTCTTGAGCTTCTCTTACATATCCCGGTGGCATGGTGGTTTCTTTCCACTGATTGCCAGCATACATCTTTGCCTTCTCAGGCGAGTCAGCCATCGCATACTCGATATAATCAATAACGCTCTCGGGCAAACCTATGTCTCGTAAGCCCTCTGTTAAAACTTCTTCGCGAAGATACTCAAACCAATTACCTGTAGAAATACTCATTTTATTTAAACTCCAACATTATAAATAGTTGTTTTTACCAGTATCTACGCAAAAGGCGCAGTCTTTAATAGTTCCGCGGTTTCTTGCCAGCTATTAACCTCGTAAGCGGCCCCATTTGGGTGCTGACGGAGTTTCTGAGCTAAGGAGTAGTCGTTGCCCGGAAAAGGGATCCTATCGCCTACAAAGTGAATCTGGTTATGCTCTATGGCTTCTTCAAAGTAACGAGGAATAACCTGTGCTTTGTCATTACCTTTGTTGAAAATATCTATACTAACTGCACCACCGATTACAAAGTCTAGAGTTGGGTATGTTTTGGTAAGTTTTTCAACGATTACCTTTCTTTCGTGGTTTTCAGCATCCCAGTGTTCGTAGTATTTCCTCTGGGCTTTGTTGGCGTTGCGGCCTACAATCGAAAAGTTCATCATACCCACTCTCTTTTCATAGTGGTTGCCTGTCTTTGTGGGGAACTCTGATTTAGCAACAAGAGAATTCAATGAACGAGTAAGATTCTTAGGGGCTTTAAAGTCATTTTCATATATAATCTCCCACTCGCTGAATCCTGACTCATTTATTTGGTCTCTCTTCTGGTAAAAAATGTTACCCATACAAGGGAAAATCCCCCCCGTTTGGTCGATAATATCCTGACCTAACTGATCGACCAAGCGGACAAAGGAGCCACCGGAAACAATATATACTTCTTTACTTTCACACCATTTTAGAAACGCCTCTTTAAACGACCGGTCTATTTTGGACTTGGCGGGCGTGAGGGTACCATCCACATCAAAAAGATAAATGTTACTCATCGTTCGTAATCATCCGCAAGTCGCACAACATCATCTAAATGTGGCGTGGAAACTTCCATTAGTCTCACCATTTCCTTGCCGGCGCCAAATCTGTGGACTTGGTTAGGCTTCACATGTAATACATGGCCGGTGTTATATTTTTGTGGTGGGCTTTCTTCGTCGGTCCAGTTAAGAAGGATACCTTCAAGGACATAAACCGTTTCCTCTTTGACCTCATGGTACTGTAATGATAGTCTCTGCTTGGGTTCAATATGAAGCATCTTGGCTACATAACCTTCAGTTTCGGCCCATATATATTCAAAGCCCCATGGTTTCTCTACAATCTTCATTATTATCTCCAGAATAGTTGTACTGTAACGATCATCATGGATAAGAACACACATAACATCGTCTTCATTGTAAACATGCTCTCGCCTAAGTAATACCAAGTCAAAATTGGAAACGTTAGATAAGACATGCTAAAAATTAAAAATCTTGGGCCCCAAACTTGGCCCCACTCTTCGTAACAGATCTTGATCCCGTACCAGAAGCAGATGCCCGTGGGTACAGAAAATAGTACGGCTGTGAAGACTGGCTTGCCCTTCCACCAATCCCATACAAATTGAGAGTTTAGTTGAAACCAGCCGAGTGTCTGACCCAAAGCGAAAAGGGCGCATGCAAATATGATATTAGAAGTTGGCAATCAAGACCTCGTTGGCGTATTTTGTACTGCTTGTTTGTCGACCCCATTGGTCTACGATATACTGATTACAATCTTTGTAAAAATCAGTAACCTGTTTAGAGTACTTGTATAACAGTATAACCTTTCTATCGGTGGTGTCTATAAACTTTTTAATATTTTTATGAATTACTTTAGTCTGCTCGAACCCTTCTTCTTTTCCTTTTTCAAAAAGGTTCATAGAGAAGTTACCAACAGGAATAAAAACATAGTCGCACTTTGTGTCGATGTTGTTAATTGAGTCATAAAACTCTTCTTCTTTATCAAACTGTAGATGGAAGTTCTGTGTTTTAAAATCTTTGATGTCCTGAATTATACGGGGCAACGATTCGTTCTCAATCAGTTCGCCATGAGTTATCTGGGCTGTGTCTGTAGATTGATTTAGCAGAAAGTACATGCCGGTTCTTACAAACGGATCAGGATACTTCAGCCAATTCTTCTGCAGCACATAGAATATATTCTTGTTCTCTATCGGATAGAAGTGTTCGGCGACAGCGCTCACACGCTCAGGGTCATTGAACAGACATTGCCAGAACTCGTAGTTTACATACTTGTTTGTGTGTGATACGACAAACCTCTTTGTTTTAGAAAGCTCCGTTTCAAGGATGCCATCGTAAAACAAGAAGGTGTGTACTACGGAACCATTAGGGATAATCTTCTTGAGTACCCCTAGTGATTTTCCTTTATTCCACGGTGATTTCAGCGGACTCTTCATTGCCGATTCTCTCTGTAAAATCGCTCAGCTTCTGTTGAAGTTCGCTAATGGTGGTCCCCGGTCCTGCGGAGTCCACAAAGGGATTAGTTGGGCTCGGGTCTTCGTGCTTCTGGGTCGCCTGGGCTTGTTCCGTAGATGGATCCATAGTCATTCTAAGGTATCCTCCTGCAATTTTAGTTATATCGTCAAGGATGTAATCAACTTTAGATAGCGACATACGCAATGAGTTTATTTCTTCCAGCGTTTTAAGGGTCAAATGATCTTCCTTGTCAGAAAGATATTGACTGTCCTCTAAAGCTACTTCTAGAAAACTAGTAGAGTTATCTATTAGTCTAGAAATCTCTTCTGGTAAATCTTGTAGATCGATTGAATATTGAATGTTTACTCTGGTATCTTTCATTTTAACCTCTTATGACGCTCTTGCTTTTATGCAGCATTTCCTCAACAATCTGTGGTGAGCCAATAACTACAATCTCTGTACCTGTTTGGCCGCGGTTAATGGTGAGTTTCGTGAATCGATGTTTATTATCCATTCCCGGCAGTAACGAATCACTTTCGTTCAATTGTCCCAAGCGAGAATCTTCTCGAATCATTACTACATGCTCGGGATTGACGAAAATATCCTGTAATGAATACTCTTGTTTTGAAGAGGTAAGAGTATTTCTTTGACAGACCTCTGTAAGTTTAACTAGCATTTTGTTTCTCCATTGGGTATACTTGTTTTTTAAAAACTGTTGCTTCTCTACCGCGAATATAAACCCGGTAATACTTCTCTGCTACTTCTCGCAAGAAAATAGCTGAAGTTGGCTTCATAGTTTTTTCCATTGCAAGAGAACCACCCTCGGGAACATCCCAAAAGCTCGCATCTTGTGGAACATAAACTAAGTCGCCGGCTTTCACTATGTGTTCTCCGTCTGTATGATGCCGTGGTTAGTTGTAATCAAAGTCCCGGCGCAACTAGAGGCATTCTGTAATGCTGTTCTGGTTACCTTGACAGGATCAATAACACCGTCATTAGCAAGATCGGTAAGCTGGTTGGTTCTAAAGTTCCAGCCGTATCCATCTCCTGAACTAAGCACCTTATCAACAATAATGTCAGGTGAGAGACCAGCATTCTGAGCCATCTGTTTTATAGGTGAGTAGCATGCGTTCTTTACAATGATCGCGCCGTTGGCTTGCTCCTGAACTCCGTTTTCGGTAGAGATGGCTATCTTTTGGCATGCCCTGAGTAGTGCGGTGCCTCCACCGGCAACAACACCTTCGTCTTGGGCGGCTTTGACTGCTTCAAGAGCATCTTCAATCCTGTGCTTTCGCTCTGTCATCTCTACCTCGGTACTACCACCAACTCGGATAACTGCAACACCAGAGGCAAGTCTGGTAATACGCTTCTGGATAAGATCACACTCTTCTATCGATTCGGTAGTCTCCATCTGCGAGCGCAGGGATTCTATTTTTCCCTGAATCATCTCCACATTTGAGTTGCCTCCTACAAAGATAGTTCCGTTCTTGGTGCTTTCCACAAACTTGGATGTACCAAAATTTACCATCTTGGTTTCTTGTAGTTTGGCTCCACCTTCTCTGGAGATGAACGTTGCGCCGAGAGATGTTGCCAAGTCAGACAGTAGATTACGGCGCTCATGACCGTAGCCAGGAGCTTTGATCGCTGCTACCTTCATGGTACCACGCATGGCATTCATAATCATAGCCGCTAATGCTTGACCTTCAATGTCTTCAGCAACAATAACCAGTGGGCGGCCTTCCCTGGCAGTCATCTCAAGGATGGGTAGGATTTGTTCCACTGTTGTGATACGGTAATCAGTAACCAACACTAGAGGCTCGTCGTACTGCATCACAGAGCGGCGTTCGTCTGTTATGAAAGCGCCGGCGCAATATCCAGAATTAAAGCTAAAGCCCTCTGTCACATCCAGGGATGTCTCAATGGAATTTGATTCTTCAATAGTAATCGAGCCATCTTGCCCCACCCTGTCGAATGCCATAGAGATTAACTTCCCAATGGTTAAATCGTTGTTGGCAGAGATAGTAGCGATGTGTTGGATGTCTTCCAGGCTATTAACTGGGATAGCCATCTCTTTAAGGTTCTTAGTAACTTCCCTCACCGCTAGGTCGATGCCGCGCTGCAGTTCGATGGGGGAGACCCCTGAAGCAATGAACTTCTGAGATTCCGTAAGGATTGCACGAGCCAACACGGTTGACGTTGTGGTGCCGTCGCCGGCGCCATTATTAGTTTCAATAGCGGCCTGCTTGATGATCTGAGCCCCAGCGTTTTCGAATGGATCATCTAGTGATACAAACGCAGCTACTGTCACCCCGTCTTTGGTAATGAAGGGTGCCTTACCTTTTTCTTGTAGCAGGACATTGCGGCCTCTCGGACCGAGTGTAGAAGCAACGTTGTCTGCTAGGACGTTGGCTCCTGTAATAATCTTTTGTTGTAATGATTGGTTGTCATCATATGCTCGACTCATTAGTACCTCTTGGTTGTTTTAATATTATATCTCAATATTAAGATTATGTCAATTTGTTTTATGATTTATTTAACTCGCCAACTGCTTTGTCAGTGGCTTGGTCGAGTACGGTAGCATCTCTGATAGCTTGTCTACCGTATTCAGTTCGAGACTCACCTTCAGTTGGTGCAGAAAGGAAGTATCTGTTAATATTATTAGTGAAGTTATTAAGCGAAGAATAAACTGGACCGATGGTTTGCATTAGTCTCTCTCCATACGCCATCCAAGTCTTCTTGAGTGCGTCGTCACCCAGTTGCAGAGTACCAAGTTCTCTGTAGGAGTCAATCTTTTCTGTCTGAGATCTGGTAAGGTTAAATTGTTCTGGTCTTTTGTAAGCAGGAGTCTCACGAAGTGCCTGCAAGATGGCTGCGTTGTCTTTTGACTCAACAGCGGCCTGCACGTCGTTGAAAATCCTTGCGCTTCCAAAATACTGTTTAACTTTCCCGCCAAACTTCTCGTCGGAGTACTGCACTTCAAATGGTCCATACTCCGCAAGATTTTGCATTGCCAACAACTCTTCAAATTGTTCTGGTTTGATGTTTGTCACGCGGTTTAACCTCTTAGATAGTCTAACCTGAAACACCTTGTCACCAAGTTTGTTGAGTGCGTTCTGTAATTTACGTGGAGTGTCTACCACTGCAGTCTTCTTTTGGTACCTAACAAGTGGGTAGTAGAATGTTTGCAAGAATGTCGGTAGTGTAATATCGAACTCAGAGAACTCAAGATTGCTGCCGGCGCGGCGGGCATCCAGATATGTAATCGAATCAATTTCTACAAAGTGATCGACCATGTTCTTAAATGAGCCCATGACGGCTGTCCCAGGCCCAAGCAGTTTCAGAGAATAGTGTTTACCTGAAAGCACAACATCTGTAATTGGCTTTCCGGCGGCGGAGACAGTTTCGCCTGTCGCAGCAGTGATGTCAGATGGTTGGGTAATCTGTACTGATTTACCGCCAAACAAGCCGGCAAGGAAGCCTTCAAAAATAAAACCCCCTGCAGACTCTGTAAACTCACCTAGAATGGAACTAAGAACCTCTACAACCATCATAACTGTAAGTACATCGGATATATCGCTAACATTGGGGCTCTGACCCTCAATGACTTGGTTCATAAGTTGGATTTTTTGTTCGACCGAAGTGTTCTCTCCTCCCAAACTAGCAGTAAAAGATTCAATTACCTCCCGATCTCTGTTGCCAACTTTTCCCCAATCTTCAGTAATCTTAAGAGTTGGTAATAACTTTCTTATTTCGTCAGCGGTCTCGGGGGCTTTGGGTGAGCCCGGTTCCTGTTCCTGAATAATACCACTTTGTACTATCTTGGCTACCTCTTCAAAGATCTGATAGAAGTCATTATCAGGTGCTTGGGTTGGTTTGGGTTCTCTAACTTCGATAAACATATCGTCTGTGTGTTTTGGCACTTTAATTCTCCTTAAATAATGATATCAGCAATACCCAATTCCACCGCTTCTTCGGCTGTCAGGTATACATTTACTTTTCTTTCTAATAATTTCTTTAAATCTTTCTTTGTCATACTAGTTTCTGCAACGAGGGCCTCACTATACATCTTCTGGATTTGTTCGATGGCTTCCATCTCGTTCACCAAGTTGTGAAGAGGGCCGTGGTTCCCACCTATAACTGAGTGTATCATAACTCTGCAGTTTTTTCCAATACATCTTTTACCTTTTGTTCCAGAAGCCAACAAGAGAACGCCGGCCGACATGACTTTACCAAGACCGACTGTGTGAATTTCTGTTCTATTTCTAATGACTCTCATGATGTCGTACATGCCAAACATGTCGTCCGCTGAACCACCGTATGTCGAAATATAAAATTCAATTGGAAGCTCAGTCTTTTTAATAGCGTTTACTTCATCTAAGTATATCATTGCATGAATTAACTCTGCTACTTTATCGTCTGTGACTTCCGAAAAAAGACCAATAATCCTAAGATCCGGGCCTTGAGCTTGGGAAAGTAATTTTTCTAGCTCTGCTTCTAGGGCTAACTGTTCTTGTTCGCTTGGTTTTTCATTGGAAGTGCTTTTGTTTCCAATAATGTCTAAAATCTTATTAATCATTCTTTTAATCTCCAAAATTTGAATGCTTCTTCCTGATGTAGAGTCAGATACATTATCGCAGTTTCCCAATCATCAAATCCTAAGACTTCGCGGAAAGTTGGGGGAGTATTATTAATAAGACAATTAATACTTCTTACTTTAAATCCGTGGCGCTCCATTTCGATGCTATTTTTAAAAGCGTCAATCGTTGCCTGATCTTTGTTTGATTCGTGTAAATGAGATATCATAACTTCCTCGGCAATTTTGTATTTCTCCATTGCCTTTACCATCATCAATAAGTAGATAACTCTACTTGATTTCATTAGTTTTAATGATACTCTCGTAGAATTCAAGAAATAAAACGTTTGGCACGTCACATATCCGAATATAAATACAAGTGTATATAGCCACCAAGGGTCCATAATATCTCCAAAAAAAATAACCACCAGCACACGCTAGTGGTTATTATAATGACTCACAAAAGTTTTGTCAACTATTTTGATGTTAATCGGCTTAAGATTCTTTCTGCAAGTTGATCGACCATTTCGGTCTTGTTGTTTTTAGCCTGAAGGCGCGCTGCCACTCGGCGGGCAACTTCGTTAACAACTTCTTCTTCTTCCATCATGGGAGCTGGTGCGTCCATGTCATCATCGTCGTCCATACCGGGCATGGCATCATCCATACCAGGCATATCGTCATCCATGCCGGCATCATCCATACCGTCGTCGTCCATGGCGTCATCTTCCATGTCAACTTCTGTTTCAACTGGTTGTCCGGTCACGTCTTCCAGAGCAGCTTCAAGAGCGCCCATGAAGTCTTCGATGGAAATCATTCCAGGGCCGGCCTCTGCCGCTCCCATGTCAGCGTCCATACCCATTTCGGCATCATCCATACCCATTTCGGCGTCATCCATACCCGCTTCGGCATCATCTGCCATTCCGGGCATAGCGTCGTCATCGGCCATATCAGCCATAGGATCTTCTTCTTCTTTCATGTCATCTTCGTCATCACTACGCATGCCGGGCATTTTCGTACCGTACATTTCGTGAATTCTGTCGTCGGCGATGTGGTTAAGATCGGCCAGTTTTAAAAAACTACGAATCTCAGATTCGGTTAAAAGTGTTTTGCGAGCCATTATAGTTCTCCTTTAAATTTAAATAAAATTAATAAATTTGGCATCAAAATTAGTCAGTAATAAATAGTCTTTATTTTCACAAAAACGTATAAAATTACCATTCTATGTTAAAACGCTTGATTTTATTAAGCGCTTTTTGTTCGATTTGTTTAACTCTGGCAAAGGATATTCCTATTCTTTCACCAATCTCTCTCAGGGTCATTGAGTCATTCTCATTGACCGATATGAGAGTGCAGTTTTTCTCATCTGGGTAATCAATCCACATCCTGCAGTCGGTAGAGGGGCACTCTATATCTAGTTCTAAACATTTCCTAGAGCAGTTTCGTAAGCCGTCGTAATTCATAACTCTGGATACTCCTCTGCGATTAAATCAAATATGTTTTCCAATTGCGTATCTGAGAATCCAGAGGCGTTCAAGGTTTCTTGCCCTTTTTTGCGAAGTTTGTTTGATTTTGTTTTTCTTTCGATTGATTGATCCTTTATGTCGTCGAAGAAGCTAACAAGTCTCTCATCCTGATTGATGTAGCCGGTTATAAGACTTCTAAAAAATTGTGATTGTTTCATTCCGTCAGTTTTTAATCTGACATGCAACTGTGCGTGACGATGATCTGTGTCAGTAAAAACAATTCGTTTATCGTTTTTGCCATATTCGATATCATCACTCACCATTTTCTCCCAAGAATGTGTGTTCTACTTTCACCCATGCCGGCCGGGGTTTGACGAATAATCTCAGCCGCATGCTGAAACTCCGCCAAATCTCTGGCGCCACTGTAAGAAAATCCAGACCGAATGCCTCTCTCAATGTCTTCCAGTATACGGACAACGGAACCGCGGTAAGGTACACGAGCAGATACCCCCTCATAGGAAGAGTAATTACCTCTCCAGCTTACTTGGGCTTCTTTGGAGGCCATTCCTCTGTATGTTTTCCACCGCGTTCCGTTCAAATCTTCAGTGATCTTGCCGGGAGCTTCATCCGTCCCCGACAAAAGCGAACCGCACATGACTGCATCTGCACCGCCAGCAAAGGCTTTTACCATATCACCAGAGTTTCTTATTCCACCATCAGCAATGATCGTTACATCTCTATCTGTCTTGGCACAATCTATGATTGTTTGGAGTCCGGGTACACCGTGGCCGGTCTGAACTCTTGTCGAACAAATGGAGCCGCCGCCAATATTGCACCGCACAGAGTCTGCGCCCCAATCTGACAAGTCATTTATACCTTCAAGCGTGGCGACGTTGCCCGCCATGATATGAACGCTCTGACCGATGTTCTTGCGTAGATTTTCGATGGCTTCTTTCATCAGTATGTGGTGCCCGTGAGCTACATCAACACACAAAAAAGTTGCACCTGATTCAAGTAGTGATGCTGCTCTCTCAACATAATCTCCAGATATACCAACTGCAGCACCGATATTAATATCCTTGTTGTATTTTTCCTTAGCTAAGTCTTTAGCCATTGCGGTCATTCGAGATTGCATCTCAATGCCATTATACCTGTGAATAATTGCTGCGCCACCAAGGTTTCCAATTGCAACTGCCATAGCAGTTTCCGATATTGTATCCATTGGTGATGCAATGACCGGTAGACGCAACGTCAACCCATTACCAAGGTCTGTTGAGACTGATACTTCTGTTCTGCTTCGTATGTCAGAATATCGAGGTACCAGCAGCACATCGTCATATGAGAGTGCGTCACTCATTCTTCACCTTCTGCTTGCTTAGGAGCAGGGGCAGTCTTCTTCTTGCGGACTCTCTTTGCAGACTGAGAACGCTTCATGGCTGGTGACATTTCTGGGGTTACCACTTTAGATGATTCTGGATCTGGCGCTGGTGGCTTCTCTTTCGGTGGGGGCGGTGGTGCATTTTCAGCTTCTTTGGCGTTAATATAATCACCAATTGTCTGCTTGAATGTCATAAATGCCCCTTCGATTTGGGTATAATCTTCGACCAACTCTTGAACCTCTGAAAGGTCTCCGCTGGGATTTTCAAGCATATCCGTGATTTGAACCAAAAGCTCAATTTGTTGTGACTTGAGGCGAAGCAATACAGCCTCATATCTCTTCTTTAAACTAAAATCAGACATTATCTTTCCTCCTTAATGAAATTACGAATGTCGTTTACACTATACCAAGTGTGTTCGTTGGGTTTTTCAGGATCTGACAAGACCCTAATCTTTGATTTTTTATTGTCAGCGTAAGCTTTAATTAGTGATATGGTGGGAACACCATTGAAATTTAATTTCTTTTCTATCTGTGGGTGATCGTCGGTGTTGAAAGCAAAGAATTGAACGCCTTCATACTCATCAAGCTCAGATAGATCCTGATAATATTCTTTCAAGTTGTGACACAGGTGACACCCATTTGAATAGAATTTTATTACGCATACCGCGTCTTCGTTGACCTTGCCTGATAAAATCTTATTCAGAGCTGGCGTTGATATTCGGCGTACTGCCATTTAGCACCTCCTGCGTCTTTTCAATGCAATCAGGACAAAATAGCCTGACTACCTCCTGCTTGACTACCACACTCCATGATTGTACCATATCTTTGTTCTTCTTGTCAAAGTCTTTTTGGCACGCATCACATGCTTGTGGCAGTTTTCCAAACTGGGCTACTTGATTAGCCATTTTTTCTTGGGCTTTGGCGCCGACCTGTTTCTTCATGGCGCGGCGAGTTGAGCGATTCATCGATTTAAACCTTCGACACGCCAAAGATCGCCGCGGCCATCAAAAACTACAACTGCGGATGGAAATGGGGCAGAGTTAGTACTGTCGCCAAACTTAAGTCGGCCTTTTACAAAATAAATCTCTGATGCCTTCATAACATAATCATGCCAATAACGTGTATCAGTACGAGCCGGAATCAACATAACAATTTTTGTGTCTGGTTTCTGCGATTCCTTATATGCTTTTTCAATCCACTTCTCAATACCGCGGCCATAGGGTGGGTTAACAAAAGATGTGAAACCTTCCCAGTCTTTAGACAGGCCGTCTTCTGCTTCCGTATAAAAATTGGCACACTTAGTATTGCCTGCACTGGCACAAGGATCTAAATCAAATGGCCCGAAGCGCCAATCCAGCTTATTGAAGAACTCTTGGGGCGTAGCCCAGTTTCCAGTCTTTGAGCTAAACATTACTACTTGAGTTGACCTATCCATCAGTGCTCCCCAGGGCTCCATCGCCCCTATCGGAAATTGTAATTGGGCTTCGATAAAGATCACTGTTAGGGCTCTGAATCGCACGGAAGTTGACAACCGGAATCATCACCAGTTGTGCGATCTTATCTCCACCACGAACATATTGGGTTTCTTTTCCAATATTGTGAAGATTGACAAACACTTCCCCATCGTAACCAGAGTCTACCACGCAAGCGCCTACAATAAGCGAGCGTTTGGCTGCTACAGAACTTCGGTTTTTCACCTCCAGCATGTATCCGTGAGGCACACCAAATCGGAGGCCTGTCGGGATAACACTGCTTTCGCCGGGAGTGATTGCAATGGCTTGGTTGTCTTGTTCTGGCGAATAGAACACATCCAAGCCTGCATCAGAGGGGTTGGCCCTCTCGGGGTCATGAGCGTTAGTTCGGGTGCGAGTGAACTCAATAATCACGGGAACCGCCACTAAACATATTGAAGTTTTCAACAACTTCTTCAATGTCTACTTTGTCCTTAAAAAGACGGTATGCTTTTACAGCAGCACGAATCTCGTCTGTATCAAGCCATCCGTTTTCTTTGAACTCTGCGCGCAGTTCGCGCTTTTGTTCTTTATATGGTTCCATCGCTTCTTCGATAGCCACAAGGGAATTGATGTATTCCTTTACATATTGTTTACGTTTATCTTCTGACACTATAACCTCCTTAGTGTATTTAAAGTATAACCATTCTCTGAGAGAAAGTCAAATAGTTTTTGGGGATGCAGAGAAGAAAATTTCATCTACACACTCTGACATATTGTTGGTGACAAAATCGATAAAGCCTTCTTCCCCATTGGCAAAAAGAACATCAGGGTTTTTCATACCCCACCTTTTCACCTCTCGCAAGACATCCACCTTATTGAATACAAGCTTGTTTACTCCGTTCATTTCAATAGCTTTTTTGAGTTGTCCGAAATTAAGCCAGTTGCATTGTCTCACACGGCCGGTGGTAGCGCCGAACTCGGAGCCGGCTTTTTGAATACTATCAAATACCGCATCAGATGGTTGAAACTTCTTCTTACCAACATAGGTCTCGTACACCTTTGCAACTCCCCAGATGTCTCTAATGGAGCGCGGGTTGATTCCGTTGTTAATCACTGCCCCCACGCCACAGTTGCTGCTTGTGACATATGGATAGTCACCCCAGTCAACATCAAGCCAAAAGCCTTGGGCGCCTTCCATTAATACAACTGCATCCTTGTTCTGATATAGCTCTTCGTGCATATCGATGATGAACGGTTCTAAAAGTCTAACATACTCAGCGCGGACACCAGTTCTTGCAAACTTGTCTCGGTAAGCTGGTCCGTTACCTGATTTGGTGGTTCCTATTTTTTCATCGGTTGAGTCTTCAAGGATGTGGCCCCTTGTAATGATGTGTGCGTTGCTCGCAATCTTCACATTGTTTTCCACATCGATGCCATTTTCAGCCAAGTAATTTAATTCCTTGAGAAACTTGTCTATGTTGAGAACACAACCCGGACCAATAATTGCAGGAATGCCAAAAAATACCGAAGCTGGAATGGCGTGAGTCACAAACTTCTTATCATTGTGGTAAATTGTGTGGCCTGCGTTTTGGCCACCGTTGAATCTTACACAATGTGTGTAGTTTCCGCTTTTGAGTAAGTGGTGGGTAATTTTACCTTTACCCTCATCACCATGTTGAATACCCAAGACAATATCTGTAATCAAGTTACCTCCTAAAAATTAATATTGAATAATTGTTTCATAAATTTTTTAACTAGCCTGTCTTTCTCAGATTCGGTTTCACATTCTGTAAAGGCATAGTTGTAAGTTTGTTTCTGTTGGTCGACTTGACTTTTTAGCATTTCGATCTCTTTTTTCATCCATCGAATTTGTTGTTTGTAGTTTCTAGGAGTCTTGATATTGAACTTAGAAGCCAAGTCTAGCAAAACAAAATACTTTCTTTGATCTAAAGATGTTTTTGCTTTGTTGAATAAATGTATCATATCAGCTCTCTCCTCGTCTGTCAAGGAGGAACTTAACTTATCTGGGTGTAGCTTCATTGCTAGGGATCTAAAAAGCTTGGTGAATGCCTCATGCATCTCCATTTCGTCTTGAGTCATCTTGTATTCATTGTTTGGTATCTCTTCTTGTTTTTCTTTGTCAAAAGAGTATACGGTGGGCTCAAGGTACTTTGTTATTTCGCTGTATGTATCTTCAAGTAGTTTCTTGGTAGACTCAACATCGGCGGCTTTATCTGTAGCTCCGTAGAGTTTACTGATTCTATCATGGTTGTTTTCATTTAATCTGTCAATGTCAAAACTCATCCTGTCACAGAAACTCTGATAGTAGTCTTGAAAATCTTTATTCGAATCAGATATAACTGATTCTATCAAATCGTTTTCTTCGTGAAGAAAAGACAGTTCATTTAACAGTCTCTTCCATTTGATTTTGTTAATAGCAGCCATTTGTTAAACCCCACACCGTATATAGATGCAAGTGGCCTATAGAAAGCCAAATTTAACCTGAACTGATACTGTGAAATCAGGAATGTAGTTGTGGTTAGCTAAATTGTGCTTCAGGCATTCGTCGTATTCCAGAAACCAATCTGAATGGCCTTTGTCGTGAACGATATCCAAGAAGTAATCCGAGTGGTGTCCGCAATTTTCTGCCATCATACTGTAGATCTTCTGGTTCAGGCGGTTGGTTTCCTCAGCGGAGGCCTTGATTTCTTCTACTTTTCCCCAACCCATCGATGATACATCGTGAATCATAAGAGTAGCATCCGGGTCCATATACCTGTGTCCCTCGTCACCGAAACTAAACAAGATAGCACCGCAAGACATAGCCTTACCTTGGACTATCGTAGCAACTGGAATCTTAGAGTGCTTGATATCTGAAATCATAGACATCAAGCTGTATACTTGGCCGCCGTAACTATCTATAATAACTGGTAAAATCTGCTGTCCTGTGTTTTGTGCTCTCATTACAGCCCCCGAAAAGGCTTTTGCCGTTGGTTCATCAAACTTATTAACTCTGATGATGATTGGCTCATTTTTAAGCTCCACCTCTTTCAGAAGTGGGCTGTAGTTTCTAATGACGTTCATAATTTTTATCCTAATAATCTAAAATTGTGTCGGATGGAGCGTGTGGAGAATCCCCACTGTTCGTTATAATCTAGTCTACTCATGTAGGGTCGATTAATGTGAAGCTGATCCTTTTCAGGTTTTACTCCCCAACATCTAATTCTAGTTAGTTCATTATTAGAGTCAATCGCCTCGACGATCCAATAAAGCTTACCATTTTTGGTCTTCTTTTCTACGATCTTCCGAGGGATAAACCAGCAAATCTGCAGTTCTTGGTCGAATTCTGAGATAGGTGGGATATACTTTTCCTTAAGCTTTTCAATAGTTTCCGGCGAAATCACCAAGTTGATTGGGAAGACCCCGATCAAATCTGTCTTGAATTGGATGATCTCTTCCTCAGAAAAGTCACCTTCTGGTCTAAACAGCTCGATGTTATCTCCAAACTTCTTAAGATTCTTAGGCCTCTCAACAACACAAGCCGACCAGAAGTGCTTTCGTCCAGAGAAGCGATCATCAACTAGATTATCCAAAGCACCGCCCCTACAGAGCGCATCAAGGGCTTTCTTATTCAACTTGCTATATGACACGTCCTCTCGGAACAAAAGGTCTTCAGCGTTCATGAAGGGTCGATTGTTGAGAACTTGCTCGATAGCAGACATTCCCAGACCCTTGATTGAGGTCAGAGGCTGGATAAGAGTCTTTCCGTCATCACTAATCTCCCACACGGTACCAGACTTATTAACGTCCAGCACAGCGATCTCAAAGCCGAACTTCTTGGCGATGTTGATAGCCTTCTCCTTTCGGGACTCAGGCTCTTTGTCTAGGAACGCTGCCATCCATTCTGCTGGGTAGTAGTTCCACAACCAAGCGCACTGGTAAGAAATGATGCTGTAAGAAACTGCGTGTGACTTGTTGAAACCATAGCCGGAGAAGTATTCAAACTTATCCCAGAGGGCTTGTGCCTCATCGCGTGGAATCTTGTTGGTAGCGCAGCCTTTCAGAAACTTCTCATGCAGACGGCCCTTAACAGAACCCTTGCCAGTTCCCTTCTTAGTCAGGACTTTGCGGAGCATGTTACCCTCATCGAGAGTAAGACCACCAAGTTTGTGAGCCAAGAGAGCAATCTGCTCTTGGAAGATAAGGAAACCAAAGGTCTCTTCTGTAATGTCACGAGCATCTTCATTCAAGTATTTGATGTAGTGTGGGCTCTCCTTCGCTTCTACATACTCATCGTGAACGTTCGCGGCGAGAGGGCCCGGACGATAGATGGAGGTAATAGCTGACACATCAATGATGTTTGTTGGTTTGACACGAGTGCAGAACTGTTGGGCTCCGTGCTCTGTGAACTGGAATACACCAGCCCACTTGCCAGCATGAAAGACGTTTTCGTATACTTCTTGGTCGTTTAGATCAATCACATCAGGATGCAAAGTTTTTTCGTAGTATTCTCTCACGTCAGCGAAGGTTGGGTTTTCATAGCCGTGATGACGCCGGAGGATATGCTCGATGGCACCCTCCATCATCTTCAGGGTAGAGAGACCAAGCAAGTCGAACTTAATGAAACCCATGGGCTCAAGGTGTCGAACGTTCTGCCCCTCGGACCATGGCGCCTGACGCACACCACCGGAGTTAATCAAGGGCATGTTCTCATCAAGGTTCTCTGCAATCACAACCCCACCAGCATGGCGGGAACAGGAACGAACCTGACCCACCAGACCTTCAACGTGTGTCTTGACTGCTGGGTGTTTGTTGAGGAAGGACTGCAGTGTAGGCGAGAACTCCATCACCTCTTCCCAAGTGGGGTTGTAGACACCAGCCTTGATGCCATGCTTCTGCTTAGCCATAGGTGTTGCTTCGCGCATCATGATAGACGTGACTGTGTTGACTTCTGTGAACTCAATGTTGTAGAGCTTGGAGATGTCCTTAATCAATGACTTAAGCTGTAGCGTGTTCCAGTTGGAGATGGGTGCAACACAATCTTCACCCCACATTTCTACAAGCTTTTCTTTCAATGACATACTGTCGGAGACATCGTAATCGATATCCGGGTAGTCCTTCGCATCAGAGCGGAGGAAACGCGAGAACAGTAGGCCGTTCTTGATTGGATTTACTTGTGTGATATTGAGTGCGTATGCTACGAGTGAGCCAGCAGCAGAGCCGCGGCCTGGGCCGGTCAGCATCATGTCAGTTGCCACATCCACAATCGACTTCATCGTCAGGAAATACTTTGAGAACCCTCGTTCATCAATAACATTGAGTTCATGTTTGAGGCGATTGGTGTAGTCCTTGTTAGTATGCAGATTCTTTTCTTTAAGACCCTCTAGAGCAAAGTTTACTAGTGCTTGCGTGGCAGTAAAGCCGGCAGGCACAACGAACTCTGGTAGCCTAACGGTGTTGTCAGGGAGAAACTTCTCAATACGATCAAACGCAATCCTGTGGCTCTCTTCAATGCTCTCAAGAACAAGGTCATCATCATACTCAAAGCCTTGTTCCTTGGAGTATTGCTTGTAACTCTCCCACATCTGATCGCCGTTCTTTGGATACAATTCGTAACCAATCTCTTCGACACCCTCTGGCAGTTGGGACTCATCCTCAGCCCATGATGGAGTGCCTTTCCCAAGCCAACCAAGACGCTTATAAAGTTCACGGTCCTTCCAAGCTTCAGGGTCTGGATAGTGACTGTCAGCGGTGGTAAGCAAAGAAACACCAAACTCTTTGGCAACCTGAATAACATATTGATTCAGTTCATGTTGTTCTTTAATGTTGTTCCATTGGATCTCAGCATACCAGCGATCTCCAAAGATATCTACCATCTGTCGTGTAGACTCTCTCATGGCCTCTAGGACGGCTTCTTCGCCTTCCTCCCGGTATTCCCAGTAGTTACCAGCGTAAACGCCGCCTAGGCATGCTGACGAGGCGATAATACCTTCATTATACTTCTTCAAGAGGGCGTAGTCAATCCGTGGATACCGGTAGAAGTTTTCGGGCTGATAGGATTCAGACACCAACTTGAAAAGATTGTTGAGTCCAGTTTGGTTTTGAACCAAGAGAACAAGGTGCCGGCGGCGCTTTAGAATGCCTTGGGTCTTTTTACTGTCACCCTCGTCCTCTACCGTCGCGCCGGACTGGGCGTCCTTCTTGATAGCCCGGGCCCTCTTCTTATCTTCCATCGCTTTGTTGTAGGCGTCGTGCCACTCGGCGATCGATGGAGTGAAGTATGCTTCGCAGCCAAAAATAGGCTTGAAGTCCTTGCCGGCTTCTTCCATCTTCTTCGCATGCAGAACTTGGCCGGCTAGCCCGTTCATGTTACCGTGGTCTGTTAGTGCCAATGCTTCGCAACCATTCTGATATGCGAAGTCCATGTGTGCGCTGGGGTAGCCGATGGCGTCGAAGATAGAGCCGGCTACTGAGTGTGCGTGCAAACCTACGAACTTAATCTTTGGGTTTGCCCTACTCTTCGTGGTTGCAGCATTCGTGGTCGATTTTGGTGTTGGTTTCATGTTTGTTCCCTGAAAGTTTAATGTATATAGCCCATATAACTGGTACCGCGATAGGATGCAAGCACAAAATCCAACTAATTGGAGCACCTGTCAAATACCAAGGATCAACGTTGTTTCCTAGCCATATAAAAATGGCAGGGAAAACAACATCCTCCATGATCTCCCATCCAATAAATATTATAACAAAGGCGCGGCCATGTTGCAAGAACAATTTTTTAATATTTTTGAACTTCCAATGTTTGAGCTTGTGTATAAATTTATTTTTAAGCCAATTCATCATTCTTCGTAGGGGAACTTCTCATGATTGTGTGGTCTGATTAATTCTTTGTATGGTTTTTCTATCTTGTTGCCAGACGCCATGTAATCTATATAATCAGACCAGTTGTGGGCGTCGTAAAACCACGGGGTTTCAATCTTCGATGATTTGTTCGTCATCGTCACTGAATGGAAAACAACGCTCAAAGGGAAGTGACGTGCTGACCATCTCTGGCTCAGTGGCAACTTCTCCGAAGGAAAACGCTGGTTTGGTAAAGGGGGTAAAAACTCCCTTGTTGTTTTTTTGTTGACGTGTCTGCGACATTTTTTAAAATCCTCTCCAAACATCGTAAACGAAAGTGGTAAATCATTTTTAATGTTTTTGTTATTAAATGTAAAGAAAAAGTTACTTTTCTTGTCTCGAATTAGTTTCCTATTTTCCCTAATGACCGAAAAATCGAATAAACCTAGTGGAAAAGATACATAATACTTATCTGGGATTAACCATTTGGATATCCTAAACGATGTATGATAGGCCATATATTGGCCGTACAGTACCGACCAGCCGTATGAATCTCTCCGATCTCTATCTTTAGGGTGAATAGGGACATAATAAATAGGTATCTCTTTTCTTTCCTGGCTCGCAAATTTAGACATTCTGTTAAAATATACAGGATCGTAGATCCAATCGCCCACTGTGTGCCTAATAACCGGCGCTAAATCGTCGTTAGCGACAATCCAAATCGTACTGCAGCCGGCAAGGGCGCATTCGTAAACAGATTTTTGAATCGCTGAAAGTCCATTGTCTATCGTAAGCAAAACTTCTGGCATCACATTCTCATGATCTGTCTTTATGTTTGCAACCGGAACAATACCGGCCATGTGTAACCTATATGCTGTAGTCATTTAAATACTTGTACTTTGATAGATCTGACTCAGCGGCCTTCATCAACAAAACGCTGATTGGATCTTCAATTTTCTTTACCTTGTAAGTTTCATCCCACGTTGGTGGATCAATCAGATATTTTTGCCGGCTGATGCGGTGAGTTTTCATGGAACGATGCAAGGCCTTACCCTGTTTGTTATACCTGTAGATCCTTCCGTTAACCCCATTATCCTTCATCAAACTTATTAATTTAAAGTTTGTCATGGTTTCGGTAAAGGAGTGGTGTTCTAGCTGTTGATTAGTGAGTATTGAAAGCACACAAGCATCTTTAACCCCAGTATTCCCACAAATTCTGTCACTTGAATAGAACCAAATTTTGCGAACAAAATCATCGTTTGTCTCACCATAGTCAATATCATGTTTTCCACCATCGGTGAAAGCAATTCTATCATAGGTTTTGTACCTAGCATTATGTTTCTCCTTTTTATTAACTAATTTATATGTTCTATTATCGCCGAAATAATAGCATTTGTCAAATTTTATTTCGCATAACTTTGAATACTCGTTGGAGCATATGAGGTTACTTCCATCATATCTCATGGAATAACACAGGTTTGATAGCGGACACAGACCTTCGATTGAAAGAAGAAACATTAACTTTTCCCAAAGTAGCACAGACTTCTCACCAAACTCAAAGCTCCGAGTGCCAAATGATTGGAAGCTCTTGGGGGTATTATCTATGTGGAGAAAGTTAGGATCCCATGAGAGATCTAAAAATTCAAAATCATGTGGCTGTCTTGGTTCGGTGTATAAGATTGGGTAGTGGTTCGCAAAAGCAAAAAGCAAAGCTTGCAGATCACTGCCTATGACAATGTTCTCATATTCTAATATCATACAACTCTATTATAATCTCTAATCAATATATTTTTTATAGAAAAGTTTTAATTTTAATCCACTTGAATTATGGCCTCCAGTGTGCCAATTTGAATTCATAATGTGATATGGGCGATTTATGTGAGGCCAACCAAGCGCGTGACCTATCTCATGTTCTAACACTCTTTCTTTTGTGGCTGCCTTGGGGAATATGAATATTTTTGCTTTCACAATCTCTTTGGTTTCATTAGATACAGTAATTCTAGTGGATGCGAGATTGTCCTCAAAAGAAAAAGTATTGTCTGGCAGCATTATAATGATTTCTCCGAATCTAGCGTCAGGGCATGGGGCACTGTAATCTATTCTGGTATAATCAAACTTATACCCCAATCTTTGCCAGTAGGCTAATGCATTTGATATTCGCGGTGGTGTCACGCCAGAATCAGCACAGACTCTTATCACTGGACTCATGATCCACTTGTGATTTCGTGACTTAATTACCTCTGTGTAATCAGGAGTATTCAAACCCATCATAACCATCAAAATACCTAAGAAGCTCATTCATCAGGCACCTCATCTTTGACATAGAATTTGTCTAACATAGATTTAATATCTAAGCCAGCACAATCTATTTTCTTCTTATTGATGTGATAATGACTTACGAAGCCTGAGAACTTTCCGTAAGCAACGTCTTGTTCATATCTGGTAGAGGTTTTTCCAAATTGATTGGTTGGTGTTTCATAGGGAATGCCTGTCGCATGGTGAATGGCTTCCCACAGCGCTTCTGCTGCTTCCAATTGTGCTGGATAGAAACCTGTGAAAGGATCTAACATTTCGCCATGGACCCATGCATCGTCAATGATGGGCCTTTCTCCAAAGTCTTGTTTCTTATACCAATTTTGGTATTTTGGATAATATGCATTGGATATTTCTACCCCCACAGATGGTCGATTGGTCCGGGTGGATCCAGCGTGCCAAGCAGCATGCTGAAGATCCAGTGTCTGATAGATCGTGCCATCGTTGTCAATTAAAAAATGAACCGATATACCTCTCTTATCAAGTATGTTTTGGCAAGAATTAGAGTTTAAGCACACATCCCAATGGTTTACAAAATAACGTATTTGGCGCTTTGGCCGGCCAGAGTAATCATAGTAGTGTCCGGGCTTGGCTTGCAAGCCTCCCTTTTCCGACCAAAGAACAAACTTATCCCAATTAATCGGAAAGAAGTCACCGTTGTAGACGATATAATTTGAAAAATGTTTGCTGGAGGGCTTATAATCCTCTATTTCTGCTTGACGGTCGGTCCACAAGCGCCTGAACGTAGTGGGTCCGCACAAGCCATCAGCGGCAATAGACCGAGACCTTTGCCACTTTTTAATAGCTCTTACAAGCTTATCATCAAAGTATTTTTCCCCAAACCAAGAAGGCTCCCAGCCAAGTTTTTTGGCGGAGGCCTCGTTGTAGAAGTTTTTATCCATATTGTGGTATCTCTATTTAATCAGTTATCCCAATGACATAGTTGTCTAATATAACATCATAATTAGTGCTACCAACGCTTATTTGCTCTACCATGGACCGGTCTACGATGATTTTATCGTTTTGATAAAGATCAAAGCGGACATCTTCTGCTGCCTTCAATACAGTTACTTCTGCGTATCTCTGCTCTTCTGGTTGGTAATCTTCTGGTAGAAGAATAATTGAATCTTTTTCTGCTACTTTGGGTGGCATTTCAATTAAAATATACCTATTGACTGGGTTAAACACTTGTTACCTCCTTTTCGATAATCTTTTCTTGTGTTTTGTATTCTCTTTTACTTAAGAATATATCTTCTCTTTTCTGGCATCTTTTACACATCATGGAAACATGCACGTTATCACCGCCCATGCTTCGGCCCGGGCCAACAGGAATCCAATAGCATTCGCTATTGGCAGACCTGCAGGTCATTCTGAGCTTTCTGGGATCCATGAGGTGATTGAAATTCATTTAAATCTCGCAAGAATCTCCATCGCAGAACTTGGTACCGACGCCAGCAATTTCAGTTTCAAATCTTTGAACTGGGGTAATTTTAGCAGACATTTGATTGTACTGTTTTTCTGTGATTGGTTCATAAGGTGCCTGTTCGTAGCCTGTATCTTGATATCTCAAGAATGACACCGCCTTAAGGCGAGTTTCATACATTTCCAGGGCACTCTTTAACTGAGAAGCTTCTTCTCCTTTGAAGGTGATTGTAACCGAAACCGCATTATCAGCCCAGTAATTTTGATATTGAGCTGCGATTTCAAGTTGTTCCCACATGCTAACATCTTTCTTTCCTTTTGTAAAATACTCTTCATGAATAGGGAATTCTACAACTGTAGTGTTCGGAGAGTACTTATCTTTTTCTGTTTTATATCCAGCTTCCTTAAGTTGCACGACAAGTGGAGATGAGGAAGAGAATCTGATTCGACGGATGTAGTACTCACTTTCTGGGAAGTGTATGCCGGGTGTCGAACCGTTTAGTAAAGAAACCGTACCGGATGGCTTAATTGATGTCATCTTAATAGATTTTGGCACACAAAGCCAATTAGAGTATTCAGTATCCAGTTCTTTTACATAATCATATGCGTCGTCACACCAGTTCATCAGGGGCCGGCGGCCGTGCTTATTGAAAGCTTGTACGATACCAGATTGGGACAAACCAATACGCCGGTTTTTAAGCATTTTAGCATTTGTCTCCGGCCAATGTGTGTTTACGAGGGTCACAGTCTTGCCATAGAGGTAGGCACACTTAAGTGTTTTGACATAATCATCGTAATTCTCATGCTTTGCTGGGAAAGTCTCTACAAGACAACACATTTCTGCGTTATGTAGACTCTGTTCTACACAAGGGTTGAATCCCATAACTTCCGCGTCATCATAGTTGACCCCATCCTTCATGCGCCCAAAGGCGCGGGCGTTTTCAAGCCAAATGTATCCGGGTTCGCCGTTAGTCTGTGACTGTTCTGCATGCCATTCATAGTCCATGCCAACTTCTGCGTTGAAAGAGTTGTTAGACCCCCATCGGTGATGATAAAGTTTTTCTTGGTCGTTCTTCATTTCCAAGTAGCGGATATCATCGTGTTCTCCGATTGCCAAAGCAGCGGAACGACGAACATTGCCAGCGACCACACAGCGGCCGATAAGATTTTCTGTGTCTACGATATCGACTGAAGTGATAGATTCTCCGACTTTGGTAGTAAAGAGGTCTTTTAGATTCTCGTGAAGCTCGATAAGAGGGGCAGCGCCAGAAGATGTGCCTCCGAAACCATGAATCAGGGCCCCTTCAGGGCGGATGGCCGAATAGTCAAATCTTGGTACCTTGCCACCTAAAAAGAAGCCATCAAGCAAAGTTTGAACTGAATCGACCCAGCCTTCGCGAGAATCATCAATTACAAGAACATCATTAGTGTATGCAGGTTCGGTGATGGTGATGGTTCCAGCGCCTTTCGTATCAAAACCAACCCCAACTCCGACCATCAAAGCATCCATAATCCAAGAAAAGATATAACCGCCCTTGCGATCAAGATCCTGAGTAGAACGAAAAGCACAGTTGAATAATGCGGCGCCGGTGCGCTCCTCAACAAATTTAGTACCCATCATCCACAAGCCACGGCCGGGTGGGGTCCACTTGAGGTTGAATAAACGGTCATACGCATCTTTTGCCGTCTTTTGGGCTTTGTTGTCGTTCCATTCCAACCCAAGACGAACAACGTGCTCTTTTTGGATATGAAACATTCCTTCAACCACTCTACGGCAGGTCTGCCACCACTCTTCAGTACCCGTAGCTCCTGGGTCAAATTCACTTAACCTACGGGCATAGGTTCTTTTATACGTCACATAGCCCAATGGGCCCCATGGTACCTCTGCTGTCTTGAACGGCTCTATGAATGAATCGGACAATCTAAATTTTCTAATAGTGTTTAATGTTCTCATGCTCTTGGTTTCCTTTTTGTTTTTCTAAATTTACTGTACTTGTTTTGGAGCAAATCCCTCTGCTCTTTTTGCGTTAGCGTTACTGGGTTAGTGGCTACGTCTGTTATTGGCTTCTTAGGATCCGATGGGATGATAGTGTTTGATTTAGGTAAAACCTTAATCTTGACACACGAGGTATCCATAAAGATATTATATATCATTCCATCAGGCCCGTTTCTATTTTTTGCAATAAAAATCTTACCAGTGTTGTTTTGTTTATCTTCGACTGTTCGAGAAACAGACAAGATAAAGTCTGCCACAAAGCATTTATTGAATGCTTCAGAAATTTGCTCCATTGTAATAACTTCTGCATTTAAACCCGATCGGTTTGTTTGAGAAGCGGTCCAAATGGGGCATTCGAACTCTGTTGACAGCGCTCGGAGTTCTTCGTAGATGGATTCTAGTTCTGCCCTCTTTTCTTTTCTAATGACAACGGGCTTAAGTAGGTCGCCATAATCTACAATAATCATGCCCGGAATGGTGCCCCGTTTCCTGAGCTTTGTCAAGTGGGAGCGGATTGTGTTTGTGGAAGCTGACTTGGTGGGGTACTCCTTAACAATTAACTTTCCCTCTACATCCTTTACTGTATCATAGATTTCATCTTTAAATGACATCAAATCCGACAGTGGGTAACCTGTGATGCAGCTATCATAGCGAGATGCAACAACCGTGTCTTGAAGCTCCAGAGTGTAATGAACTACAGTCTTGCCCTCAAGGATTGCTTGCGCGCCCAAGTGGACTAAAACCATTGATTTACCGGCGCCTGTGGGGGCTACAACGACTCCAAGCTCCTGCTTTCCTAGCCCACCACCAACAATCTTATCAATGTCGGCCCAACCGGTTGTAACTGGTTTACGGAACCTGGGCTTGTATCGTTCCTCGAAGTCAGCAAAATAATCATGGCCGAAGTTGTTTTCTGAACCCAAGATTAAAGATTCATTGATGATCTTTGAGATTTCGTCAAAAGAACTTGTCTGCAAGAGCCCGACAGATTTCATCATGGCTTCTTTTAAGTTCTGCTTTCTGCAGAAGTCAAGGGAAGTTTCTTTGACATAGCCCTTGTCTTCTTCAATGTCCCTTGAGACAATCCTAGTGAAGTATTCTTTCACTTGATGTTGGATTATTTCATCCTCACCTTCAAGATCGGTATTGAGGATAGTCGCGACAGCATTCGCTGACGGGTGGGTTCCGTACTTATGGCGATAGTTTACAATCTTTCGCGAAAAGACACGAAGATATTCAAGATCTAAAAAGTTTAGATCCAATACCTCTGTGATCTGATCGGCGAATGGCCTATCTTCGTAAATCAGTTGAACCAAGTTTTCTTGGAACGATTTACCATAATCGGCAAAATTAGCCTTATTGTTCAAAGGAACTCCCGTGGATTAGTAATTATAACTCATTCTACTCTAAAGTCAAATCAAAAGCAATCAATTTTGATTCTATTTAAGTTTGTTTTGAGGTCTTCCCAGTTGAGTTCTCCAAAACCATCTTCGCGCATTTTCCGATAGATCTCTAACTGATTGAAATTGCAATCAAAGTTTTCTATTGCGTTGTCAACAAAGGTCTTAGACTGAATCGAGAGTATCGGAGAATACAATTGCATCATTTTGTAATTATGTTCGATCACCTTTCGACCGTCGATGATGTTTGTGAAGAACTTCAGCTTACTGTCGGCACCTTCGCAAAATAAAATAACATCTTCGACTGTATAGTCTTTCTCTGAAGCTAGAAAAGACAATCTTTTCTTAACAGATGTAACGCCGGCACCCTTGATACCTGGGAGGTTATCAGATGCGTCCCCAATAATAGAGCGTGCTAGTGCCATGTTGTTAGGGTGGACGCCAAATGTTTCGATAACACGCTTGGTATTCATTACCTCATCTACTGTTGGGCGGTATAATACCGTATCTTCATCACACAACTGCAAAAAGTCTTTATCATTGGAAATGATTACTTTCTGCCAGCCATCATAGTGGCGCATTTGAGTTACATACGAAATAACGTCATCGGCCTCTACTTCAGGAATCATAACTTGAACGATAGGCATGTGATTAACATAATCAATGGTTCGAGTTTGTTGCCAGATCTTGTTTTGTAAGATTTCGTCCTCAGTGAGGTTCTGAACGGCCCTGTTTAGGCGCAAGGGCTTGCGGCCGGCTTTATAGTTCTTATCCATACTGCGGCGCTTACGGGAGCCGTTAGGGCCATCCCACACAACAACCACAGAATCGGGTTTTGTCATTCTGATGAGTTTTTGCAGAATCTTAAACGAACCCTTAATACCGCCAATGGGATCACCATTGGTCGATAAAGAGGGGTCTACAATGTAAGCCCTCAAAAACATGTTAAGTGCATCGATAACGATGACTCGCTTTTTATCTGTTAGTGTCATTATATTCTCTCCATAGTTTGTCTCTTCTTGAAATCGCAGTTGCAATCATATTGTGTAGTCTCGCCCAATCAGGGTTCTTAGACAATATACGTTCTGCTATTTCACCCGGTTGTGGGAATTCTTCTGGCGTATACTCAAGTGATACCTTGTCGCATGCACCACACATCTCATGATGTGTCTTACTCATAAAAAAGCCCTCCGTCAGTTAATATCATAACCGATCGGAGGGCCAGAGTCAAGTATTTTCTTTACTCTTTTACGGGAACTGTTATATCTTCTTGATCTTCATAAAACTCTTTTGCGCTCCCTTGCCGCTTGTCGAACTTCTGAATGATTTCCTTATCCATGAGATCCAAGACTCTCTTCTTGAAATCCTCATCGGAAGTAATCAACTCCGTCCATTTTGAAGGTTGGAACTTCTTCGAGTATCCATCGGGCGTAGCAAATGTATACCATGCGCCGGCAGATGTAAGGTGTTCCGAACCTTTGATTGCATCAAACCAAGATTCCTCATCTCGAATACCAACCTCGTCAGTGCCCCACATAATGCGGAAAGCACACGAACGACCTGCGGTACCAAAACGAGATTTCTCTAGTTTCACCTTAACTTCGGAGCCAATACGGAATCCTTTTTCGTCTTCGATGAAGGCAGACTTAGCTTTACGGCCAGTCAACCAAATACGAAGAGAATAAGCATAATGCATTGCCTTACCACCAGGGGTGATATAAGGTGTCGTCATTGCAATTTGTCGAGCCATAGGGCCCTGTGGAATATTGGTCTTCAACTGATTGAGAACAATAAACGTAGCTTGTTTGTCCGCGATTGGAATAACAAGCTTTGACATTCCCTTAGCGAGAATGCGGGCTTTGACAGCCATTGATGATTGGGGGTTGAAATCACCCTCAACATCAGAGATTGACGGCGTAAATGCCAACGAATCCCAAATAAATACCAACTCTTCATCTGTTGCGCCAAGCAGTTCTTCGATAGTCTCAAGAACAAACTCAACGGATGATGCTTGAACGTACATTAATCGCTCTAGGTCGCATCCTGCGCGCTCTAAGAAGGTTGGGTCGATGGCAGACTCCGAATCGAAGTAAACAACCATCTTGCCCGCTTTCTGGGCGTTTGAGGCAATCTGCGTTGCCATGTAAGATTTACCGGTCGATTGAAGACCTGCAATCTCTGTGATTTTACCGACAGGAATGCCAGCAACTTGACCCTTACAAATAATTGAATCAAGCCAGCGTGATCCTGTGGGGATCCACTCCTTGACAGATGTTGGGTTGTCACCGGACAAGTTGTGTGCTACTGTTTGGCCGGCTTTTTTGTTAACAATTTTCATCAGATCTTGCATGTTAACGCGACCTGCCTTGGGTTTGGCTTTTGCCATCTGTTCTCCTGTGAATATAAGCGGCAGACTTTTTACCGGTCTGCCAGCGGCTGTTTTTGTTACTCTGCGGTATCTGCAGAGTCAGCGGTGTCAACCGCCGTGTCTTCATCCTTTTCTCCGCAAGCCACCAATAGGGTCACGGCAAGGACTGGTAGAACTAGTCTCATCTTCTCTCCTTAAAATAGCGGCAGACTTTGACCGGTCTGCCAGCGGTTTCCACATACTAGACTATTTACTTACTACTCATAAGTTCATCAAACGCTTTATCGACATCGCTAGTGGTACTACTCTTTCCATACGCTGTAGTCTCACTGGAGTGGGATTCTGCAGATGATGGGTTTATAAGTTGTTCATCGAGAATCGCGTCGATTTGTTCGGGGGTCTTGCGCTCGAAAAGAGAGGCAAAATCTGGCATGCGATCAAGTAGGGCGGGGATCGCTTCCGGGTCTTCAAGCAAAGAAGACGTATTTCGCCTCATCTTCATGCTAGTCTGTGGGTAGGCACCAGGAGCCGTAGGCTTGGTGTAGGTGAGGGTAATATCTGTACCTTCTTTCGAGTCGGTGACATCACCGTATTCAGGGTCAAGAATATAGCCAAGAAGCAACTCGTAAGCCTTCTTGCCGTAGCCATATACCTTCACACCCTCCTCTTCTCGGCCGCGGACAACTACTGGCGAGAAGTAGCGTGCTCGGACGAACAATGACTTTGCAAGATTCTTAGAATCAGTGTCATTGGTTTCTGTACCTTCCTTCCAAACTGCGGAAGCGAAGTCACAGATAGGGCAGCGTTCACCGAAGTTACGCTTCGGACATACGATACCGCCCTTGTGTTGTCCCACATTGTAGTGGAAATACATTTCTTTAAGTGGATCACCATCACTGGTTGGTACGATCCGAATATCTTGGTCTCCCTCGTCTGGTTTGAAAAAGACAGAATCTGCGCTGTTTTTAGATCCCTCACCACGAAGTGTGGCAAGCTTTTTACGCATTAGTTCCATATTGATTGACATTAGTTTTCTCCTGTTGTTGTAAAGTATATCGAGCTTTCCTCGATATCTAATGTATCACTCTTGCTCTAGCTTGTCAAGAGTATTTTTGTTTGATTGTGTCGCATTTGTATGGGCCACGACAAACCCAAAATCTGACAGTTGTGTTTCATATATCGAATAGGAGATCTTTCGAAAAGCATTCCGTGGTTTGCTTTTAAGAATATCAACCAACTTTTTATGAAGACCAACTTCGCCCTCAAGTCTTTCTGAATTTATACACATATAATAACACAGTTCTCGTTCCATGTCAAGGTCATAAAGCCACATTTCATCCAATTTATTCATGCTAAGCATGCCGATCGATCGTATACGGCTGATATCGCTAGGCTTTGACATGTTGCCAATGTGTGGTTCTGTGTGTTCGAAATAATTAAGATAATGAACCGAAGAATAGATTGTCTCATTCAAGGTATCATAATAGGTCTTCAAGTTAATTGAGGAGTGTATCTTCTCGATACTCTCATTGGAGAAAATTGTAAAAGTTCGAAGCTTTCCAGAACGTGCGTATTCTTGCAAAACCCCGAAGACTGCATTTTCTACAAGGAGCGGGACACCAGTCAACAGTTCGGTGTCAGGTTTGATATAAAATACATCGATTTCTTTGTTCTGAACCTGCTCCAGTATTCCAAGACTGTAAATAGAGCTTAAAGACGCTCCGGTAATAAACACCTGAATACGATCATGCATGTCAGTGAAAAAACTGGTTAAATCTGGTATGTTCTGCTCGTATTCTTCTGGATTTTCAAACTTATTTAATTTGTACTTACGCTTCGTGTTCTTCTTTACTTTATCATTAAGAAGATATACATCGTACTGAGGTACATCAGAAAACTTGCTAGCAATCGCTGAACCAGCGCTGCCAATGCCAACAATAGAAATCATATTTTCAACTCTTCTAAATCAAGATAGTTTTTACCAGCACTAAGATTTACCATGAAGTTATCAAGCTTGTTGTCCGAAAAAACATCTTTAATGTCTTTTATCATATCACGCTCATCGTCTGACAAATCAATAACAATCTCATCGTGAATAATATGGGAAATAAAGGTTTTTTTACCAGCCAACATCTTGTTAATCTCGATAGCACGCTCCAAAACCAAATCAGATGTAGTGCTCTGGATAATGTAACTCAATGCGCGGCGTTCGTCAACCTCTATTTCACGACCAAAGATGGTTTTGACCTTTCCATCAACATAATACTTGTCTATGACACCTTGGCGATCATATAAATTCGATTTGATTACTTCTGATTCTGGATTATACAGCCACCCAAAGAACAAAGCTTTCGCATCAGTACGTGTGGGGTGCTTGTCATATCCAGATTGACTGAAGATGTTGGCAATATTCCAAGCATGGATATCACCTTCTGGTTGTTGGTGTCCCAAAAGGCTTAAAACGGTCCTAACTTCGGCGCCATTATAATCTAAGGAAACAAACCAATCATTATGAGGCTTCACAATACGCCTGAAATCCTTTTTCATCGTTAGCATTGGGAAAGACCCAGGATAAGTGGTTAAACGCCCTGTAACCGTCCCAAAGAGGTTATAATCAATATGTTTGGAGCCGTTAGCAATCTTCTGGAGGCCTAAGCGGTTATTTGTGGACGTAAACATGGGTTTACAGTCAGAAATATCGATATTGAGAGATCTTTCTCGGATGCCGTAGATAAGCTTGTAAGCCTCGTTCAAGAAATCATAGTTTTGAGGCTTCTTCTGAGTTGCGAAAACGTACTCAGTGATTTTGTTTTTTATCTCGCAAAATGCGGACAAGGAATCTTCAGGTATGAGATCGAAGATACAGTGCTGTGACATATCTATTTTGGCAATCTGGAAAGATTTGAAAAAAGCTTCCATTTTCTTGGTGCTTGCTTTCAGTTCTTTTTCATATTCTGGGGGGCATGCTTCTTTGAGTGGTTTTCCTTGCGTAAAGAGCCAACCATATTCGATGTCTTTGTCGGTTATCGAACCAGAATATTTCCAAGTTCTCTTGAGATCCCCTGGAAAGTTATCAAAATGTAGTTGCCCGTCTTTATATACACCAACGCACTCAGTTTTATCATCAAGTGTTTGAAAGTACATCCTCTTCCTCTTGTTTTCTCACTATATCACGCCTAACCATATCTGTCAAGGAACCAGATTCATTATATGTGCTTGCAATTATCGTTTCAAATTCACGAACAGTTGGCATCAAACCTTTAAGTCGGTATAATTGCTTCATTCTTATCATTATATTGTTTTTTTGCTGTTCTGTCAAGACTGTTTCATCTTCTACCATACGAATTGCCATATATAATTTTAAAACATCCGTCTCGCTCATCAAACTCTCCACATCACTGAAAGAGTATCTAATGGGGTCTACTATCTTTGGTATGGTCGAGCCATCTTGGCAGCGCTCTATTATGTTGTATTGTCTTCTTGAGGATGTGTATATTTCTAAAAGAATTGTCGTCATTATTGGCATAAAAGTTCTTTGAGCTTCGGTGTACCCAACATTCAAAATTGCGGTTGTCGTGTTGTAACCATAGGCGGAAGCATACTGAAGCATGGCTGTTGAGCCTATATCAGCTACTAATCGCCATGGATTGTTTATATCTACTGAGAATCCATAGGATTTGCACGCATTTAAGTAAAATTCCCAATTTGGGCTATTTTTGAATTCTGCGATCTTCTTTTCATCGTTTGCGCTGTCGGCTTCAGCTATTTCTATCACCAAACCACTGACAGTCATCGGGCAGTACCTACTCTTTATAAACCCCGAATAGGTAAACGGCACATTCTTAGACATTTTAATGATGATTGGGGTGACTGCGGTGAGGAACTCGTTAAAGTTGGAAAATCTAATATTGTTTTTCAGTATGCTTTTTACAACCGAGTCTTTGATTGTCTTTACATGTGAGTTATACAGTGTTTTTGGACTCTCATAGGCTTTTTGTACTTCAAGCTTTGACAGGTGTCGGTCAGTGGTGGATATCTGGGCGATTGCTGCTTTTTTATCAAACTGGCTGGATAATTCAACAAATGCGTCTACTACAAACGACACTGCCTGAAAACTGTGATTACTCTGGTTAGTGATACTCAAAGATGAAAGTGGCAGTTGAGTGCTTAACTCCATCGGTACGTAATTTGTCTTAACTCGACCATAGAGGTATTTTTCAGCGAATTCAAAAGAAATAAGATTTTCATAATTTGGATTTATCATCTTAAAATCATAAATTAGAGATTTGTCAAACAAGTTCTTAGCGGTCTCGCCATTTGATTTTTTGTAAAATATAGACATTACTTAGGCC